TTTGTTTGAAGATGTTTTGTAAAAATTTTAATTAAGTATTTATTCATGGTTTTTTCTTTCTATATTTCAAATGAGGCGGGATTGTGTCCCGCCTCAAATTTATTAATTATTATGCACCTGGTGATGCAAAAATACCTCTATAGTCAGATACACCAAATGAGTATCTTTCTCTAGCTTTGTATCTTACGTTACCAGTGTCAAAGTCACCTTCCATTGCAGTTTTAATAGCTGCTCTGTCAAAGTACTTCATACCATTAGGCACATCTGTGATAATGTAGAAAGCATCTGGGTCAGTTAAGAAATTGTTCACTCTATAACCTTGAGGAACCATTCCCATAGACGCAATTGCGTTGATGTCATTATCAGCAGTACCAACTCTACCTTGAGATTTCATTAATCTCTCAGCAGTGAACTGAAGTTCAGAAGGGATGATCATCTTAACACCTCTTGCAGCAATTTTTAGACCTCTTTCGTCTGTCATTGCAGCAATGTCAATTAATGATTGCTCTAATGAAGTTTCGTTCAAGTCGGCAGCCGTTGCTAATGTGTTAGATACAGTTCCACTAATTGTTGGGTGAGAAGTGTTAAATAATGAAACACCATCACCTGAAGTGAATGTACCAAAACCATTAATCAATGGATTAACCGCTTTAACTTGTTTTGTGTTCGCCATAGATCTAGCTAATGCTTTTGTATATCTACTAGCAAGTCTGTCATACAAGTTATCCTCAATAGCTTCTTCAGTAATTGCAAAAGCAAGAGCCACAGTTTCATGTGTGTATCTTGCAGTGAAAGTTTCTTGAGCGTTGTCAAATGAAACTCCACTTCCTTCTGCTTTAGTCTGAGCTTGAGCAAAACCTGATAACATAACTTCTTCTTCAAACGCTCTGTCTGAAGACTCAGTAGTGTATATTTCAGCATGCTGATTCTCGTAACGTTTATATTCCAGACCGAATAAAGCATTCAAACCTGGCTCTAGTTCTTTGACTAGTTGTCCTCTAGATATCGCCATAATTATCCTCCTATTATATTCCGGCTGTTTGTTTCAAGAAGTGTTCGTTGATAGTAACGATTACATTCGCATTAGCTGCGCCTAATTCGTCATTATCAGGATCTTTTGAAACACCTATTATTTTTAACTGAGCTGCAGTTGCTGCCATAGTTCCTGAAATTTCTGTTTTAGAAATATAATCAGGTGAAGAGCCTGCAGTGTACGCAATGTCAGCACATAAACCGATATCTGCAGCGGCTACTGTACCAGCACTTTGTACTTCAAATCTTTCGTAAGGATCATCAGAGATGAAACCTACTATATCAGTAGCTGTGTTACTAGCTGCTAAGTGATTTGCCCATGTTGGTTTACTTGTTGATGCGTCAGTATAGAAAACACCATTTAGTGATCCGATTAAAACATCACCTGCTGCGGCTACACCAATTGTACCAGTTGCTAACATTTCAACTGGGTCCCATTGATAAATAGCTGTTGCAGAAGCTGCAATGCTGTACTCAGATAAACCTTGATTGTCTCTATTCTGTCCGACTTTACCAATTGCTTTCAAACCGAAAGCGGCGTCTTTATTTGCCATAGTATTTGTCCTCCTTAGACATTATTAGTTTATCCAGTGGTCTTAGTAATCGTTAAAAAATTAACTTTTCTTTGAACCACCGAAGGTTACACGCGTCTGTCGATCAATATTGATCGGCATACTTGGGTGCTGTTCCTTCATAAGATCGTTATCTACTGCTTCGACATTGTCCTGACCTTGTTTAACATAATAGTCAGTTCTTTGTTCTGCGATCTCTTCCGGTACCCTAGCCAGCACTAGGCCTCCTACTCCGATCACTCCCTTGTATTTACCATCGTCCACAATTGGGAAATCTGAGTCTGGATATTCATCAGCTCTTACAAGCTCGTATCCTGATCTAATTCTTCCAGCGACGTTTTTAGTGTCTTGGAATCCCATAGATTCTACTCTTATCCATCTGTGTTTAAAACCTGTTGGTGCAGGGGGTGCATCTAAAGATGAAGGTGGAGTCCAAACTTTTTTCTTAGATTCTTTTTCTCTTGTTTGACTCGCACGGGATGCTCTTTTGTCATTATTATTTTCCATATGCTTATGCCTCCTTCGTGATTTTTAATTGTTTCGCATATTCTTCTAGTGGCACACCTAATTTTTTAGCGATTGCTACCTGAGAGGATGTGAGTCTCACAGTTTTGCGACCAGTATTTGTACTTCGCTTCGCACTAGCTACTGTTTGTACGGGTTTGGTCGGAACTTCCCCTTTATTTGATGTAGTTGTATCAAATTTGTGAGGGAATTCAAGTCTTATTCTTTTATCAATTTCTTGATAATACTCGTCAGATTGAGGATCATAACCCTCTTGCTCTGTAAGTTTCTTATGTAGATCAAAAGCAGTGTAAGTCATAGCTGTATCTTGACCAAACCAAGCGTTTCTTGACGCCCATGTTTCAGCCTTAGGATCAGGTGTTACTTGTGATACTGGTTGTCTATTTAAGTTTATTTGTGGTTGTTCAACTTGTTCTCTTTGTTGATTATATTCTTCTTGAGCAACTTTAGTTTCATTAAATTTAGCTCTTTTATAACCAAGTTCAGAAATTGCAGTTAAAGCTTCAGATTCAGCTGTTAGATCATTTGCTTCTCTTGCTGCTGCAAGTTTTGCTTGAGCTGCAGCTAAACCATTATTAATACTATCCTCAGCATTTTTAAAAAACTCAGGTTCGTATCTAGAGATTTTATTTTCAGCTTCTTCTTTTGCTTTTATTTGTGCTTGAGCATAATTTAAAGCTTCCTCTTTTTGTCTCTCAGCTTCTCTCCATTTATGTGTTAGTTTAGCTATTCTTCTTTGTACTCCATCAGAGTATTTTTCTAATTCTTTTTCTTTATCGTCCTTTTCAGGCTCTTCTTTCTTTTCTTCTTTTGCTTCAACAACTGTTGAAGTTTCTTCTGTTTCATTAGTAGATGCTTCTACCTCAGGTGTTTCTGTTTCTGCAGTTTGAGTTTCTTCTAACTCAATTTCTGTATCAGGACCTGATGTATCTATATCAACTAATTTATTTTCTTCTTGTTGCATAGTTTATCTCCTTCTATGATTAATATTGATGAAGTATATCTTCGGGGTTTTCAATGGTTGCTAAAACTTCATCATCATTTAGCATTCTTACTTCCCCACCATCTATTTGAATTCTTGATCCTGCATATCTTGCAAAGATAACCCAATCACCTTTTTTACACCAAGGACCTTCTGGAAATTTATCTTTGTCATAACAATGAGGACCCATTGCAAGAACTAAACCACAAGTAGATCCAATCTGTTGTCTCTCTAAAGTTTCTTGTCCAAGTAACAATCCACCTTTAGTTTTTTCTGGCATTTTAAATGGTAGAACAACTAATCTCCATCCAGTTGGTTTAGGTAATTTATTTGATTCTTTTGTTTTAAGACGTTCGTAACCGTCTACTTCTTTTTGTTTTTCTTCGTCGTATTTATCTAATAGTGCCGATTTAACTTTCGGGTCGTTCGAAGTCGACGACGTTTTCTGATCTTTCAATATCATTTTTTTGCTCCTTTGGTTCTAGCAGGTTAGAGATTTCCTGTGATATTTTTAAATAGGCATGTGCCTGTCCCATCATATACTTGTATTTTTCCATATTGTCAATAGCACCACCTATCATGGCATCTGCTATATCTTGATAAGACTCTTTAAGATGTTTTTGTACTTTATGAATTATTACTGTTTCTTCATTTAACATTTGCTATTTTACCTTTGTTATTACCTTTCTTAATTACGTATTTCTGTGTGCCGTTTGCACCTGTCTCTACTTCTTTACGAAGATCTTTAAATAAGCTTTTTTGCTTACTTTGTTTTTCTTTTTCTTGAAGAAAAGATTCTAATTTTTTTGAGTCTCTCATATATACTAGGTATAATAACATCAAATAAAAAGTCAAGAGAACCTAAAATCTTGTACATAAATTTATCTATCATTTACTACCACCAATGTAACCACCAATAACTCCAAT